TAGCCTCGACGGTGGTTTTGCCCTGATGAAACCGGATCGAGTCGATCTCGGAGTAGCCGATTGCGTTCAGCTCCCGCAGCGTGCCGCAGGATATATCGGCGACCAATATCACGCTGCCCACGGCCGGGGTGACCAGCAGCCCGTTCTCAGAACCACCTCCGACCGACGAAAGCCGTATGTCGGGGATTTCGAAGTCTCCGATCTTGGCCCGGCAAAGGTCCCCATCGACGGAAACCACCTCCATCAGCCGGAAGTCGAATGTCGGCCGATCTGTTCCGGTAATCGAGCGCAGCAGGTTGCGTATTTTCGTCGTTGTGTCCATTATTCCAGCTTTTTCCCTATGGTAACTTTTCGGCTGCCGCCGCCCTCTTCAAAAGTCGTTTCAACGGCAATCGTATAGTAGTTTCCCGTTTTGTATTCATAGTCGGCATCCCGCAGTACCACGATGTCCGTCGGTTCGGTTCGGGGGATCAGCCACCCGGTGAAGTTTCCCTCATAACCTGTATAGGCTCGTATCTTCAACTCTTCATCGGCTCGTTTCTCCAGCGTCGCCCTGTCCGACACGCCGGGGATTTTGATCGTGAACTTATCTCCGCCCGGCGTTCCCTTGGTGACTTTTACCGTTTTGCCCGCGGCGTCCGTGCCCTCGACGGTTACCAGGAACTTCCGCTTTTTGGCGTCCTTGTACTTGAGGGCCGACTTCTCGATGTTCACGGCGAAGTCGTAAAACACCTTTTTGCCGATCTCGGCATATTGAGGGTGTACGTGCAGCGTTTTCCCCTTCAGGTAGATATTCGCCCGCGTGTCCTCCTGTACCTTCTTCAGCACGTCGTAACCCGTCGCCTGGTAGATGGTGAATTTATCGTACTTGAAGTCGTAGTCGCAGGAAAGGAAGAACCCGCCCAACTCCTTGATAACATGCTCAAGCAACGCCTTCACCGTTACGTTCGACAGCACCGTATCCTTCAGGTCCTTTCGGAAGCGGTATATCTCGTCCTCGCAGTTGATCCGGATCGAGCCGTCGTCGGTGGCGATACTTTCGATATACCCTTCGAACTCGACGGGAAGGTCCTGCAGGTCCGCGTCATAGCCGAATTTTACGACTACCGGGTCACCCTCGGCAAGCTTGTTTTCGACCTCCAGCGTCTTGTTGTTCTCTGAGCCGGGCAAGACGATTACAGCGGTGTCCGCCAAGTTCTCGACGCTGAGTTTTACGGAAACCTTCTCCAAGGTGGTGAGCCGATACTTGCCCAGCGTTATGTCAAAGTTCATCGCATACATTCGAACAGCGTTTTAAAGCGGAATCAGCAGGTCGACGGGGTTGTCGCTATACGCCTTTATTTCGTAGTTCTGATTGTTCAGCCCCTTGGTATGCGGAAAGCTCACGCTCTCAATAGCAAGGTAGCGGATGCCGAACACCTCCAGCACTCCCTGGTCGACCTCAATGGACCGCCGCTCGTTAAACAGGGCAACCAACCGCTTCATATAATCGCCCGGATATTTCGACTGATCCGCCGAGGTCATCACGCCTTGGATCGTAACTTCGTAATCGTCGCGGCTCCAACGTTCCTTTACCGTACCCTTCCCGTCCGCTTTGGCGACCTTCCGGCGGGCGATCACATTCTTACCACTAATCGACACCAGCGGTTCGAACGGCAGCAGGAACTTTTCGCGCCCATCCTTCCAAGATACTGTCATCGGCATCTGCGAGTGGATCACCCCGACGGCCGCGTAGTCCTCCAGGATTTCGTTGGCATCATATACCCGCGTGATAATATCCTTTTTGTCGGGAATGAAGAACGGAGGGAAAGCCCCGTAGCGACCGAGAGCCTTGTTAATGGAGACCTTCGCCGGGTCGAGCGGATTCCCGCTATATCCGGCTTCGACCTTCGGAGCCAGACGGCTCAATTCGTATTCAACCTTTCCCATTACCGCGCTGTATTTGCCATTTCCAACACCCGGATAAGGGCGCTTTCCAAATCCCGCTGCATCACATCCCGGCTGCCCTCATAACCGCCCTCGAACACGATATTCTCGACCAGCGATTTGAGGTTAATTGTGATGGACGTATTCTTACTGCCTCCGGTGGCGATGGCCGATGCGGTTCCGGAACCATTCCCGCTCTCGTCGCCTGCACCGCGGGCCACTCCGTTGCCGTTGCCACCAGCTATACCGGGAACTCTGGGGACTTCAATGCCGAGTTTCTTCTTCAGACCGCCGACCACATCGGACATCGATTTGTCGGAGTTCCAGGACATATTGATCCCAGCGAGCGACTCCTTGGCCTTGCGGGCATCCTCTGCGACCTTCTTGGCCCCATCGATGATGGCCTGCTGCCGGGCCGCCACGTCGGCGTTGATCTGCGCGATGGCCGCCTGGTTCTCAGCCTTGTTGCCGATGCCGCAGGCCACCTTAAACTTGTACCAGCCGAGTTTAATCATATCGAGGCCCAGCATAATGCCGTTGATCAGCGTGGTGAAGTACAGTTTGACGTAGTCGGCAAAGCCCATGAACGTGTATTTCATAAACCCGACCACGCCTTTCCATAGCGATCCCCAGCTCTCGATCTTGTAGCAGAGGTAGGCTATCACCCCGATAAGGGCGACAACGCCCGCGACGATCCAGGTTACCGGGCACGCCAGTAGCGAGAGGTTGAGCGCGTTCTGTGCCCCTGCCCACAACCATTTCGCCGTTGTCACGGCCCCCGCCCATACGGCCATGACCTGCGCCTTGAGGGTAAACAAGGCCATTGCCGTGGCAAGCGATCCCAACAGATAGGTAATTATTGTTACAGGCACGCTGCCTTCCCGCAATTTATTGATCCAACCTCCGAAGAACCCGATTGCCCCACCGATTACACTACCAATTACGGAAAAAGCCCATTGAAAACCTCGTGCGACTGTATTCACTACCGTAAGAACCGTATCCTGGTTGCGCTCGAACCATGATATTACGCCTTCCAGCGAGTTGCCGATTGCATCAAACAGCGGGAGCAGCGAAGCCTTTACGACCGAATACACACGGCCGACACGCTCCTGCAGGTCGCCCATCGTGTTGGTGTGTTGCTTGAGCCTGCCCTCCGGCGTGTTCGCCAGTGCCTCGTTCATCCGCCCGACGTTGTTGTTGATGACCTGGGCGAGAGTAGCCGCACGCTGTTGTTCGTTTCCGTATTTGAGCAGCTTCTCCTCGGCCGCCGTGAAGGTGATCCCGACACGGGTAAGTGCCGAGGTTTGGCCCTGCATTACTTTACCCATCAGGTTGCCGATATTCACCGCATCCTGGTCGGTAGCATTGAGCCCTTTTTGCTGGGCCAACAGGTTGTTCATCGACGGGATCAGTTTGTCGAGACTGTCCTTCCGGGATATGAACGTCGCCAGTTGTTGCGCACCCGCCAGCTGCACTTCGTCGCCGATAATGCCGATGGCCTGCTGGGCCGATGCCAGGCGTTTGATGCTGTCGATCTCGGCGTCCGTCGCCTTGACGCGCTGGCGCAGGACGGTTGCAAGTTTGACCTCGCCCTGCATCTGAATATTCCACGCCTCCTGCGATCCCTTGATGTAGTTGCCGACCTTGTAAATGGCAGCACCCAACCAAAGCAGGGGGTTGGTGAGCATTCCGGCCATCGGAACCGCCGACTTGAGGTTGCCGAACCACGCCTTGAGCCGACCACCGTTAACCGATTCCAGCCGCCGGATTTGTCCCTCCAAGGACTTGACTTCGATATTCGACCGCCGGATGGCATTGATGTTGTTGGCTGGTATCCATTCCTTCTCCGCCCGAAGTGCTGCCACACGTTCCCGAAGGCTGCCCAGGGACACGCCGCACTTTTTCATCGTGGCGTCCGAAGCTGCAACCCGCTGCTGCACCTTGGCCCAGGTCTCCAGCTGCTTGTTGTTGGCGATGCCAATTTTCGTCAGCGTCCCGGAAACTCGGTCTTTGAGTGATAGCGTATATTCGAGAATATTTGACATTTACAAAAAAATTCGTATATTTGAAGCGTATGATAGGAACAATGATAACAATATGGCTCGCCCTGATGGGATGCTACTACCTCTGCGTGGTACTGTTGCGACTTGCATTGAAGTTGCCCGCGGCGGTTGTTTTCGTTGTATGCCTGCCTGCGATGCCTTTTGTAGTAGCCTATCGCAATAGGGAGGAACACCCCATTCAGGCGAAAGCCATATATTGGATGGGTGGAATCTTATACGTGTTGATCGCGCTGATCGTTATTGTCGACGGTCATTTGTAAGCCTCCGCCTCCTTTTCCCGAATCCACATTAACTCATTTACACGCATAGCCCACTCTTCATCGGTAAGGCTATCGGGGTCGATGTGCATATAGTAGCGGAGTTGTGCATCCAGCTGCCGGACCCACTCTCCCGACTCGACCTCGGTAGCCTTTAGAGCTTTTCCAGTTCGGCCTCCGCTACCTCTACAATGTCTGCCACCTGTCCCGATGCGGCCAGGAACAGATCATCGTCCGTGCGGATTTCCGGGTCGCCACCGAGCCAGCATTGGCGCATCAGGGTTTCGTTGAACTTGAGTTGGTCGACCCGTGCAGCAACCGATGCGGCCGAAATATCCTTCCGCCTGGGCTTGCGGAGATAGCACACATGTTTCTTCTCCTCCTTGTCCGTTACGGTGATCTTGAAGATGACCCCACCGTTTTTGCCTTTCCACTCCTGGATTTGCTCCGGGGTGGCCTGTCCGATAATTTCTGTTTTCGACATATTCTAATTGATGTTGTGCCGGGTGTGTCCGGCTGATTACAAAATAGGTTTCCTGTCCAGGAACACGATGGGGAGTTCGATCTCCATGAATTTATCCCCCTGCTTCATCCCCCTGGGGGCTTCCGTGAACTGCACGCCGATAAGCTCGTCGGTCTTTATCACGTCGCCTTTTGATGGATTACCGTAGTTGACCACGGCGGTCAACTCCAAGTCGAGGATTGAACCTCCTCCAGCGACTTCCAAGGCTTCCAACTCCGACTGGAGTATCCCGATGGAACCTTCGTAGCTCTTGTTGCCTTTCTGAATGGATAGGGGCTTATTCCCTTTTCCATAAAGCGCCTCCTTCTCCTGCTTTTCGGTGTAGTTGATCGCGCGGAGGCCCGTCACGTCACGGTTACCCAGGAAAAGAGTAGTGTCCGCAAATTCGTACTGTCTGCTGTCAAACATTTGCTGTCTGGTTTAGGCGGCCTTAAGGCCGAGTTCTACATCGATGTATTTGGCGTATCCGTTCGGTTTCACGCGAAGTTTCACCGCCATCTGCGAGGTCGAAAGAACCTTCTGTTTGTAGTCGATGATACATTCGACACCCGTATCGTTCGGGTCGCCGGGGTCGTTGCCCAGGTTGCCGTTGGCCGTCATGTTCGAAATGATGGCCTGCTCAACGTCGCTCTTGAGGGCCGCGCACCAGGCGGGCGACAGGTTGCCGTCGCTGGCAATGGGGACCTCGTCGTTCAGCGTGTCGAGCGTCGTGTTGTAGGCGATACGATACGCCTTGTCGATTACTCGACGATTCGAAAGGCCTCGGTAATCATCCGCGACTTTGGTCGCCAGGTTGTCATCGGCAATATAGTAGCCCGTGCGGCCGGCAAAGGTCGTGAAGGTGATATATCCCTTTTCGTGGATCGTCTCCACGTCGGCCAGTTCGACCAGCTGGTCGCCGATGTAGATTGCCAGCGGCTTAAGTGCCCCATCCTTGACGCGGCTGATCTTGCGCTGAACAGGCGACACGGCAATACGCCCGGCCACCACGCCCATGCAGGCGTTTTTACTGTTCGGCATGGTGTCGCCGATGACAATTCCGACGCGGTTGTACTCCATTGTGGTAAGCGCCTGCAGCTCGGAAGCATCACCCGTAAACCCGTAGCCCTCGATAAGGGTGAAGATCGGAGCGCGAAGATCGTCGGTGGCCCACTCGCCCAAGCCCTGCGCCTTCACCATTGCCGCCGTCACATCCTCGTCGAGTCCGTTCTTCACGGTCAGTGCATAGCCCTCGGCCGGGGTCTTGAAAGCGATAAGCCCGCGAAGTTTACCGTTTGCCGCCCGGATCAGGGCCTTGGCCCCGGCGGCCGTGTCTTTGTCCAGGACGGACGCGAAGGTCGACGCCTCGGCGAAGCCCATAATCCACAGTTCTGCCCCGTCTCCCGTTTCGGCGTAGAAGTCTTTGACGTTCCGGTACAGGTTCGGGTTGTTCTCCGCAGTCACGCCCAATGCCTCCAGCCCGGCCAGCTTCTTGACCGTGTACGCCTTGCCGAGCTTAAAGCTGGCGTCTCCCTCGACCTCCTTTGCGCCCAGCGCCAGGAAGCCCAGGCAGCCGTCGGCCATAGCCTCGACCTGGCCGAGTGCGCCGTTGGCGAAGATGATTTTTACTCGTGGTAGCATTGCTATTTCCGTTTTACGTTTGTGATTGTTTTGTCCCGAAGCGTCGCCGCGTGGTTGCGAGCATCAGCCTCCCTGAAGAACCCGAATCCGTTTGCGGTCATAAACACTTCCGACGCGTCCGGATATTCTGCAAGAATCCGCTCGCCTTCTTTCTCCAGCCGGGTCTTGCCCCCGGCCTTCGGTTCGGCGGCCTTGCGGGCTGCCTCCTCTGCCGCAGCCTTTTCGGTGGTCTCGCGGGCGGCCAGCTCTGCCGGGCTGGCGGCGTATGATGTTGCGGGCGACGGCGGAGTTTTCTCCACAGTTTCCGCGGCTTTGCAGGCCGCCTGTTCGGCCGCGGCTTTCTCCGCGGCTTCACGGGCTGCTTGTTCGGCTGCTGCCTTCTCGGCAGCCTCGCGGGCAACCTTCTCGGCTGCGGCCTTATCCGCCGCTTCTTTCTCGGCGGCTTTGGCTGCTTTCTCGGCAGCTTTGGCGGCCTTTTCCTCCGGTGTAAGTGTCGGTTTTGTCATTTCTGAATTTTAATTTGTTATTTTCTACCTTTCCAAAGGTTTGTAACGCTATGTATCCAAAGCCATAACGCTCCGGCCAGGATGGCGATAACTCCTATTGCGCAAAGTGCCGTTTGCCACCAGTTGAGCCCACGGCGGGCCTTTTCTTCCGAATGCGTGGCGGTGTTCTCCTTCTCGGCGGCATCCGCGCTCATGGTGGACGAGCCCACCGCTTCGGTATTGGCAGTAGTAACCTGCTGCGCCTGGGTGGCTGCCCTCCGGACCTGCTTGGTTTTTCGCTTCACCGGGGGCGTCCCCGTTGCCGGGTCCACCGGGCGGCTTGTGTCGAACTCGGTTACCTCGGTGATGATCTCCTCGTCTTTCGACAGCTCCGCGTGCGTCGTTGTCTGCTCGGTTACTGTTGTGTCCGCCTCGGCATGAACAGCAGCGGCCGCTTCGCGGACTGTCTCCGTGTCCGACTTCATAGTCTTGCGGGAAGCCCCGCACCCGGAGAGAACCAGCAGGATAAGGACGATAGACGTGGCACGTCTCATACCCTGTACCTTTCGAACAACTCCCAGCCTGCCGTTACATCCTCCATTCGGGCCGGTACTCCGTTTTCGACGAAGCTCATAGCTGCCACTATCGGAATCATCATATCACGCCGTTGGGTGTTGATCTCCATATCGAACGGGACATTTGAGCGAGTTGCCACCGTTACTATGTATTTATCCGTATGGTTCTCCGAGGGTGGCGCCCAGCGGGAAATCATTTCCCGCAAGGTGCGGCAGTTATGCTTGACCCGGTAAGTATGGAGCAGCACGAACATTGCCCGGTAGCCCCATGCCAGCGATTCGAACGCTTTAAAGGCCGGGTCTGTACTCGTCGTCTCTCCTTTGTAGCGGGTCGCGCTCCGGCGGATATTCCCCGGATTGCGGTTTCTCAGTCCTCTGCTCATTTTCTTGTCGTTCGTTGTTTTCGAATAATTTGAGTAACACGGGGCATCGGGCCGACGGTGTCTTACAGCGGAAGGCTTCCTGGATTATCCCGCTCTTACGCTCGGACTCGCGTTCCTTCACCTCGACCTTTTCCTCCAGCTTGGCGACCTTTGCCGTCAGGCGGGCGATCTCCTCCTGCAGGAGAGCCACCAGCTTGGACGTTTCATCGATCCGGCGGCCGTTCTTACCGAGCATCCAGCTAACAACGGCGACGGCGATGGGCGCAATAACGTAGATAATCCAGGTTTCCATTCCCCGCTATGCAGCCGTTCCCTGTTTGATCAGCACGATACCTGCTTTGTCAGCGCGGATGCTCTTGCCTCCGGCACGCTGCAGGAAGGAGATAACATCCCCGTAGAACAGCGGATTACCTTCGTCGTCGAACAGAACCGACTCGCCCAGTGCACGCGACACGCAGTCCTCGTGCCAGGCCAGACCTGCGGCGCAGTCGGTCGCAGCGTCGGCCGCGCTCCACGGTTTGACCGTGCCGTCGGTTGCGACCTTCGCCACCTTAGAACGCTTGTAGAAGTCGAAGCCGAGGTATTTGCCGATCACGCCACGGGCGGGGTCAGCACAGTTGAGGAAGTTGTTCTGCTCGGCGTCGGTCATCGAGTTCATGAGCTGGTTATACATCCGGGCGTCGAGCAGGATGCAACGGCCCTCTTCCGGGAGGTCCTGCTCGTCGAAAAGCGTCTGCAGCTCCTCGACGGTTTTCTTCGTCATCAGCTTGCGGTCACCCGTGGCCCCCTTGATGTGAGCAGCGACAGCTGCCCCGATCGTTTCGACGACTTTCACGCCTTCCGGAATCCAGTCGTAGATAATCGAATCGTAGATGTCCTGCGCGAGTTTGCGACGCGACTGGCGAACGATACTTTCACGTTTGTTGTAGGACAGCTCCACCTGCTCGGCGTGGGAGATGCGCACCGGATCGACGGTGAACTCGTCCATGTCATACGTCAGGTCGACGTCCTCACGCTTGGTTACGCTGGCGGGGAATACCGTGCGGTTTTTCTCGACGTTCGGAGCCGCACCGGCGTTCGGGACGTGGACGGTCTTGTTGTTGACGAACTCGCTGTGGTCGACCGAGCGGGCCGCAAAGGTGTTGTTGGCGAAAAGCCCTTCGATGATGGATTTCACCCAAATTTCAACTTGTAATGCCATTCTTGTAATGTGTTTTAGAATTTACGGTTTCAGTTATCCCCGGCAGACACGCAGGGCGGCGGACATCTCCTTGTACTTCTTCTCGTACAGGTCAGGATCGTTGGCCTTCAGTTCGGCGAGCAGCCCGGCCCGGTCCAGTTCGTCCCACGACATGGCGGCGAACTTCGCGGAGTCACCGCCGCCTTTGCCGACCATGCCCGCGAGCTTCGTGCGCTCCGGAACGCCGTTGAAAATCTTACGGGCACTCTCCGGGTTGGCTTTGTACATCGCAACAGCGTCCTCCTTGGCATCTGCGTCGATCTTGCCCGCTTTGACGAGACTCTCGGCAAACGCAACAGCCTCGGCGGCCACGGTGTCCTCCTTCTCTTTCTTCAGCCGTGTGACCTCTGCATCGGCTGCATCCCTTGCGGTCTTGAGGTCTGCGATTTCTTTGTCCTTCGCGGCGATGGTGGCGATAATCGCCGCACTCACGGCGGCCTCGTCCAGCGGGCCGTTCTTGCTGCCGAGCGCCGCGTTGGCCTCGGCCGACAGATTGATTTTTTCCATTTTTTCTTGATTGGTTTGGTATTCAGCTTCGACAGCCGCAACCAGCTGGAGCGGCTCTAAACCCATGTATTCGTTCTTTGCGGACCCGGTGATCTCGTCGCACAGCCCGGCGGCTTTCGCCTCTTCGGCCGAGAACCAGGTCTCCTCCTGCATCAGCTTCGCCATCGCCGCTTCGTCCTTGCCCCGGCGGATAAGAACCTTGCGCAGCATATCGGTAAGCCGGGCCAGGGCCTTCTTCTGTTTAGCACTCATCGCCTTTTCATTCGTCCCTGAAAAGTAGGGGTCGTGGATCATCATTTTGGCGAAATCCATCATACATACCCGGTCCGCGGCAACCGCAATAACGGCAGCCATTGACGCCGCGATACCGTCAATGTGTACGCAGACGGGGGTGTTCATGGAGCGAATCGCCGAAATGATGCTCATGCCCTGGAAGACATTGCCGCCGGGAGAGTTCATCCGGATATGAATAAGGTCGAAGTCACCCCGGTCGAGTGACGCGAGTTCATGGGCGAAATAGTCGCCGTCTACTTTCGGCCCGATTGTGCCGTAGAGTCGCATCACAGCTTCCCGCTGCACTTCATTTACGGAATCTATATATGTTTTTTCCATTGTTTTCCACCTGCAGCGGCTTAACCAGGTAGCAATTCGCCGCTGCGCCATTGTTTCAATGAACACCGACCGTTGCTACTCGGCTGCCGATGTCCGTCCATCATAAAAAGTTCGCTATCCACACGAAAGGTTGATGCGGGAGAGGGACTCGAACCCCCGGCCTTCAGGTAATGAGCCTGACGAGCTGCCATCTGCTCCACCCCGCAGTGCAAAGTTGGGCAAAGGTTCACGTCTTAACAAAATGTGTGTAAAGAACTTACATACATTTTTATAATGCGCGGGAAAGACCCCACTTTTGCATCGACAAACAACCCCCGACGGGTAATTTTTGAAAATATGAATGGCTAAACAGACAAAGAAGCCGAGGACGAAGCGCGAGCTGGACGTTCTCCGGGACTATGCGTTCCGCCTGTATTTGAGCGGCGAAACACAGAAGATCATCGCCGCGAAAACGGATTTGACGGAAGCGACCATCAGCAAGTGGGCGAACGAGGACAACTGGGAGCGGCAGCGAAAGGAACAAAGCACCTCGACGATTGCCCTGGTAAATTCGTTGATGCTCGCCGCGAAGAAAATTTCAGAGCTGATCATCGCCAAGTTGAACAAGGGCGAAACGGACAACATCGATGCAATCACCAAACTGTCGGACAATATCGCCAAAGTCATGGCCTCGGCGAAACGTATCGCCAAGGGCATCACGAAGGACGAGGTGATCGACGTAATCATCGACCTGGAGCAATGGCTTATGCAGCGGATGGAGACCGACGACGAGCTGACTCCGGAACTGATCTCGACGATTAACAAATACCACAAGAAATACATCGAATATATCTCGGCCCAGGAGGCGTAGCTAATGGCAGCGGCGAGCAAGAAATACAAGGAAGCGTGGGAGCGATGGGTGTTGCATTGCCAGGACATCAAAAGCGCAACGACCAAGACAGCCAAGGGCGAGGATAAGGATCAGCAGGCTCGTATCAAGCGCGCGAAGTCCGACTATGCCTATTTTGTGCAGACGTACTTTCCACACTTGGCCGTCAAAGCCTGCGGCAAGTTCCAGATCGACGCGGCGAGCTACATTCTCAAGAACGACCGCGCTCGCTGCGTGTTCGAGTGGGCGCGTGGTCACGCGAAGTCTTCCCATATTTCGTTGATGATCCCCCTGTGGCTGAAAATCCAGGACAACCGCCAGCCGATGGTGATGGTCCTTGTGTCCAAAAGCCGGGATGCCGCGAAGCGTCTGCTCGGTGACCTGCAGGCGGAATTCGAGTCAAACGACCTTTACATTCACGACTTCGGAGCGCAAAAAGGCGAAGGCCTGTGGACTGATGGTGAGTTCGTCACTGCCAGCGGCGATATGTTCATCGCTCTGGGGCGCGGGCAGACACCGCGAGGCATTAAGAAGCGCGGTATTCGTGTTAACTACATCAGCATCGACGACATCGACGATGACGAAATGTGCCGCAATCCCCGACGCGTCGGCGACACGGTGGACTGGTGCTTATCG